AATAAAACAGGTAACTATTAACTGTATAGATGGGAAAGGATGGAGAGGGACTCCTCTTAGAGATTATCCTGCATCTATATCATAAAAAGAATAAGTCTATAGCCTGCTCTGACTGGCTATAAACTTATTATACGAGGAGGATTGGGAAATGAGATTAGTAATAACGGTTGATGTTGACTTGGAAGAATCAGGGTTAAATCTAGACGAGGTAAAAGATGATATTGTGCAATTTACAAGGGATTTGCTCATAATTGGAGCAAGCGAACAAGAGATAGGATTAACTTTACGCGAAGTAGAATACAGCGAATAATTTGGTACAACTCCCCCTAAAATCTCATGTACAATATCATTAGAGATTTAGGGGATTGTGGAGGGAAAGGGAATATGGATTTTAAAATACCATTACATATTGCAAAAGAAATAAAGAGATATTGTGAACAGCAAGATTTTGATGATGAAAATAAGGAATCTTGCAGGTATTGTGTCTTTCAATCGGAAAGTGGTTGCAGATTGTTTGATAATAATATGGGATTCCCTAGTAAATGGAAAACGCCATAATGAACATCAAAGCAACCATAAACAAACTCCAAAAAGCACTGATACAGCGCGGCTATATCTGTAAAATAAACACATACCAGTTCTTTTCTGACCAGCAGAACCGCATGATTACCGGCTACCGCATTACGCAAAAACAGCCGTACCGCAAGAAAAACGGGGAAATGTCGGAGAAAGATGTGGAAATGCTGAATAGCTGTTCACAGGTAGAAGTGTTGAAGTGGTTTGCGGGGAAATGGAATGAGGTGAAATAAATGGAATGGTGGCAGGAACAAATGTTAGAAGAATATAAAGGGTATCTGCACGAAAAGAAAATGCAGGGCTACGCATATCAATGTGAGAGAATTGCTCCTCATGTAATACATGGAGCGCAGGTTATGCTGGACGGTAATCAGTGGTGCTGCATTTTAGGGGATTTGCCTACTGGCGTTGTTGGATTTGGAGATACACCAGAAAAGGCTTGCGCTGAATTTGATAGAGTTTGGCGAGAAGGAAAATAATTTGTGATTGAGGTGAGAAAGTGGCACATGCTGGTAGACCTCCCAAGTATAAAAACGTGGAGGAAATAGAGGATAAAATTGAACAATACTTTTCCGTCTGTGAGGGTGAGCCACTTCTTGACGATGATGGGAATCAGGTGGTTAATAAATACGGCTATCCTTGTTGGATAAAACCACCGAAACCACCTACTGTGACAGGATTAGCATTAGCGTTGGGATTTACGACAAGGCTTTCACTTCTGAATTATCAGGGAAAGAAAGAATTTATGAACACGATTACGCGCGCGAAGACGAAAATAGAGGAATACGCCGAGAGCCGTCTGTTTGACCGTGACGGTTCCAACGGCGCACAGTTTAGTCTACGGAACAACTTCAAGGGCTGGAACATCGACAATGAACAGAAACTCGAAATCGAACTCCTAAAACTGGAAAGCCAGATAAAGGACAGCCAGCCGGAGGAAGAAGCAGAGGACAACTTCATGGACGCACTGAACGGAACGGCGGCGGAAGTGTGGGAGGATAAAGATGAAAACGAAGAAAATTAAAGTGGTTCTTACTGCATATGTGAAAACGTCATATGAAGATTATACACACAAGTTTAAGACAGTAGAAATAGAAATACCTGATGATGGGGAAAACTGGCACGTTGCAGGTGAAGTGTGGGAGAAAAGTGAGGTAGAGGAAGATGGGCGAACCGATTCATAAAATGGTTAAAATAGTGGCAACCGTAACAGCAACAGCAAGTGTTGTTGAATATGAGAATGGTGATATGGAGTTAGAGGAATTACACGAAGTTGATGAGGTTTTAGATTTTGACGTCACTTCTGATTTGAGTTGAGGATAAATACATGGACATTAACACTCGAATAGAAAATATCCGCAAGGGCATAACAAAACGCGCCGCCGCCATGAAAGCAAAGGTGCAAAAGCAGGGATTCCAATTCAAGCCATTCTCCGATAAGCAAAAGAAAGTCCTTACATGGTGGTGTCCCGCCAGTCCAGTCAAGGATATGGACGGCATTATAGCAGACGGGGCAATCAGGAGCGGAAAGACACTTTCTATGTCGCTGTCTTATGTATTCTGGGCGATGGATACATACAACTTGCAGATATTTGGTATGGCGGGGAAAACTATAGCTTCTTTCCGTAGAAACGTAATATTCTGGCTAAAGCTGATGTTGAAAAGCAGAGGATATACAGTTATAGACCATAGGGGTGACGACCATTATCTTATCATTAGCAAGGGAAATAAAACAAATTACTTTTACATCTTTGGAGGAAATAATGAGCGTTCGCAGGATTTAGTACAAGGAATTACTGCGGCAGGATTCTTCTTTGATGAAGTCGCCTTAATGCCGCAGTCCTTTGTGAATCAGGCTACGGGGCGTTGTTCTGTTGAGGGTTCAAAGTATTTCTTCAATTGCAACCCAGGAGACCCGAAGCACTTCTTTAAAACTGAATGGATAGATCAGAGCGGTGAAAAGAACCTGATATATCTGCACTTCACAATGGACGATAATTTGTCTTTGAGTGAAAAAATAAAGAACCGTTATCGCTCAATGTATAAAGGAGTGTTTTACAAACGTTATATCCTTGGTGAGTGGTGTGTGGCAGAGGGGCTTGTCTACTCCATGTTTGACGAGGAAAAGCACGTTTCCGATAAGCACATGACCGGCGCGAAAGAATGGGTGGTGTCTGTGGATTACGGTACAGTCAATCCGTTCGCTGCCGGACTGTGGGCGTTTGATGGGAGACACGCCCAAAAGGAATATGAATACTACTACGACAGCAAAGAAACTGGTATCCGGCGCGATGATGAAACGCACTATCAGGAGATATGCAAACTGATAGGGGATAGAAAGGTATCATTCATCATAGTTGACCCTTCCGCAGCATCCTTTATCGAAACAATCAAAAAACATGGGAATTACATAGCCAAAGGCGCAGAGAATGACGTACTGGACGGTATAAGGGTACAGACAACCTTTCTGAATAGATGGATTATCAGCTATTACAAAGATTGTGAAGCAACTATAAATGAATATGGTTTGTATTCCTGGGATATGGAGAGTGCGGAGGACGCGGTTATAAAGGAGTTCGACCACTGTATGGACAGCGATAGGTATTATTGCTATACATTCCTGCGACGGCGGTTGAGGTGGCAGTATTAAACAATGCAGTAAGGAGAGGATAGGGAAATGAAACTGAAAAGCGAACTTGATTTGATGGGAAATCCATTTACAACAATTTCTCATTCAATTGCAGTAGAAATTGGAAATCTATATGATGAAGCCTTTCTTAATTCAGTCAAGAAATGGGCAGAAGCAAACGGGCTTGATGAAGTCTATCTTCTGGATTCAGATACCATGATGGAAGTGTTCAAGCTTGGAATGGAAGAATATCGGAGAATCTATAGAGACCTGCAGAAACCGTTATGCAAGTATATGGAGTTTAGGGATGGCAGGCAAATTGGAGGGGAATGGAGGACTACATAATGAGTATGATTAGCAAACAGATAAAAGAATTAAGAAAACTTTCGGAAGATATAAAATTTGTCCCGAGTTTGAGAAAAATATTTAAAGAAGCCGCCGACACCATAGAATCCCTATCTGCCAAACTGCAAGCGGAAAATATGGAGCGATCAGCGGAGGATTGCGGTAAGGATAGTGCAGGAAAATCTATTTTAATAATTGATACACCTAAAGAATGCAATGATTGTCCGCTGTTTACAATGAATCAGGAGACACTGGATGCGTTCTGCATTGGATTTGCCGGGAGAAGAAAGACAATAGGATGTTATATTCCTTCTGGAGTGCAAAAGCCTGATTGGTGTCCATTGAGATATCCATCTGAGGATCGCGGCGGGTGGACATACTGCGGTGATGGGAATAATCTGCCTAAAGAACCATTCGGCTGTATTGTCACCGTAATTGATACTGAGCCAACAACAATGACAGATTTTGAAGCTATCTTACCGTATCAGGTTGGGTATAGCGGTGGAACATGGAATGATTCTGACGGTGAGGCGATACCATTTAAAGTAATTGCATGGATGCCAGCACCGAAAGAGCCATACCATGAGCCTTGACAAATTCATCACCCACAGCAAAGAACACCGCAAGCCGTACCGGGGTGCGAAAGCCATAACTAAATCATGCCGGAATCATGGTAGCTGTGAGTGGTGCAAGGGGAATCGAACACATAAGAACGAGAAAAAGGAACTGCGGCAATTGCAAGAACTGGGAGAATATTATGGGTGAAAAATACTATGTCCATGAAACGAGTACAGGATATGTCATGTATCAGCAAGGACGCAATTTGCCATTACCTTTTCTCTGGATGTCAAGGCAATATGCAGATGAAGCATGCGAGGAGTTTAATCAAGGAGGGTATAGGGCAGTGGCAAGATATTATTACATTCATGAGGTTGCCGGGACAAGGGATATAAGTCACATAATAAAGGCGGGAATAAATCCTTATGAGGAATGGATGAGTAAAAACGGAGATATGTTTAAGCCCAGGGAGTATTAATTAGGGGGTGCGGAAATGAAGAAAAAATATTGTGACTTGTGTGAGCCAGGGGAATTTGGAGCGACATGCCATGCATCTGAAGATGATGAATGTCCGAACGGTGTATATTGCGATGCTGAATATGACATACATGGAAACAGGCTGAACGAAATGGCAGAGGATGAACGGCGTAGATATGGGTGGTAAACAATGGGTTTAATCGCATGGTTTAAGGAGAAGATAAAGATGTTATTTAAAACGGACGCTGAAAAGGCTTTCGGTGTGGAAACATACCTGTCGCCGGAAATGGATAATGCTATCAAGCTGTGGGAGCAGTTGGAGAGCGGGAAGCCGCCGTGGTTAAGGGATAGCGACGGCAGAACGGTCAGCTTTTCCAATACCGTGTCAAGAGAACTTGCTAAACTAATTACGCAGAATATTGACATCAAAGCGCAGAAAAAGCTGGAGTTTAGCAGTTCTGAAAAGGCAAACTTCATACAGAAAGCCATTGACGATTATTTTGAGAAGAAATCACAGGAAGTCATGGAAAGAGTAATCCGTCTTGGCGGCATGATGGCGAAATGGGACGGCGAGGGTATAGAGTATATGCCGCCGGACAGGTTTCTTGTGACAGAATATGACAGCAAGGGCGATATCAGCGGAGCAATATTCTTATTCTTCTATCAAAAGGACAATAAGTATTATACACGGGCAGAATGGCACAGGTTTGAGGATAAAACACGCCGGAATGAGGACGGGACAACAGATCAGATACGGGCATATCGGATATCAAATAAAGCGTTTGTTTCAGACACCCAAGGGGAGATCGGCAGACCGACAGACCTCAAAAATACAAAGTGGGCGGATATTCTGCCGGAGTTTCCGACTACTGAAATGGGAAAGGATTTACAGATAGAGAAACCTTTATTCACATACATAAAGAATCCGTACAGCAATACCATAGACCCGGATAGTCCATTGGGAGTGTCGTGCTTTTCAGAGTGCATTGAGGAACTGCGCTGGCTGGATATTGCAATGTCTACTATGGGATTGGAAACGGAAACTTCAGCGCCTATGTTAATGGTGGACCAGTCTGTAATTCAGTATGCGAATATGAATGGGATTAAACTGCCAAAATTCATTATGAATACTGGATTAGATTTGAGCGGTGATGGAAGCAATCCGGTTGAGCAATGGCAACCACAGCTTCAGGTCACGAGCCGGACAGAGGGCATTAACTTTTATCTGAATGTAATCGCTATGAAAACTGGTTTTTCAGAGGGATATTTTACATTCAACGAAAAATCTGGTCTTGCAACTGCCACACAGGTAGAAGCGGACGAGCGCCGGACAATCAATACTATGATGATGTATCGGCAGATATTGGACAGGCCTAATTCCAATGGTGATGGGCGTGTCGGTGATATACATGATATTGCATACATCATAGATACCATATCAGCAATAAGCATACTTAATGTTAATGAAAAATTTGTTGATGATGAGTTTGGAAATTATGAGATATTCGCTGACTTTGCAGACCCATTCGAAAATGCCGAGGAAGACCGGGCAAGGGCATTACAGCTTACAATGCAAGGGTTTTACTCCAAAGAATATTATCTTGTGCATTTTGAGGGACTTACAGAGGAAGAAGCGAAAAAGGTAGTAGCAGAAGCCAAAAGTGAGAACGAGCCGGAAAAAGGATTGTTTGGGGAGGAATAGTGGATGCGCAGAATATTTGAAAAGCTGTTCTGCCTTCATGACTGGGAGACAGTGTATACCGTGCAGTACAAGGATTGTATTGTTGTTCTGCTCAAGTGCAGGAAATGCGGAAGGCTGGAGAAGAGAATTTTATGAGAGGCGGACGGCGCATAGGGAATGTTGGGAGGGTGTGAGAGCATGGCAATCGGAAAGAACTATTTTAAAAATCTGTTTAAAAAACTGAATATCAACGTCAGTGAGGGTGGCGTGTCGGTAAACCTAAACATGACACGATTCGGAATCAAGCTGGACAAGGCACAGGATGCATTAAAGGAGCAGTTTCTTCTGGAAATGTTGGAACATGTCCCTGGGGAAGACGGGGGACAGCTTCGGCAGGACATCAAGACATTTAATGAAAACAGTGGTGAACGTGACGTTGTTTATGCATACAATCCTGATGGGGTAGAGTATAGCCATTACCAGCATGAAGGAATTCTGTATGTTGACCCAATTACGAAGAAGGGGGCATTTTATAAGCCTGAATATGGTTTCTGGAGCAGGCCGAAAGCCAAAGGAGGAACAAAGATCCCCAGCACACGACTTTTGCATTACAAAAATCCAAATGCAAAGCGAGATTGGGCGAGATACACGGCAGAACATGACAAGGAAAAGATTGTTGATGCGGCAAAGAAAGGGTTTAGGGAGTAATGTTCACACCAGAATATCTAAATGAGTTAGTGGAAGCCACAAGTCCAGCGGCGGCAGAATTCAATATGTATCTGACAAATAAAGTAATTGATTCCATAGTTGGTCTTTTTGAATATAATGGGAAAATAGAGATTGCGCCATCTAATGCACAAATGCTAAGAATGCTAGTGCGCCCAGCAAGGGCAAGATACTTAATGGGTGGAAATCCCATCCAGTAAGGTGCTAACCACACCACTGGTAGCGAGTCTTGGGCAGGCACCAGTAATGATGCATGTTAAGCGTAGACAGTCAGGCAATAGGGTCAGT